GTCTAGTTTGCACTTTCTTAGTTCGCACTTTGTATTGTTTGAGTTCTATCTTCCATTGTTCGCGAGCTGCTCGGCCGATGCTCGGTATATCATCACTCTGCAACATATCGACAAACTGACGGTCTGCGATTGCCTTGGCCTGTTCGTGGGTCACTGTCTCACCCAGCTCCTGCGCCCGGGTTGTCCACTTTCCGGAGCGCCACTCTGTGGTTCGCCCTCCACGCACTGGTGGACGAGTGACCCTCGGGATGGGTGGGTAAATGGAGCTCTGCCCGTCCCACGGTTCAATGCCGAAACCCCCCAAACTACGAGGGGTGCTTAGCGCCGTGCGGGGCAGTCGGTGCAAGCTACACCATCGACTGGCTACGCTGGACCATAACTCTTGGATGTCACAGCCTCTTCTGCTGAGCGTGCCAGCTACATCGTGTAAGGCCTTAATCACCATGTCCTCAGACCACGGCTCCGATGACCAAGGTTTCCGTTGTGCCAAACCGGGCAATGACCGTGCAGCGTACCCGTGAGTCCGCGAGTCGTACCAAATCCTTAAAAACTCCATCGCGTTCCTCCTTATTGAAAATTTCCCCTCTCCACCCTTAACCCCAATCAATTTGTAAATCCGTTCGACCAATGCTGCGCCCCCGTAAGTCTGGGAGTATATAGCGGAATCATCTCCTCTTATGTATCTAGCTGAGGGTGCGAGTGCTGCGAGTCGGTTCGCCAACCTCACCACTATCTCTGTCATTACCGTGTTCCAGGCGTTGCCAACGGCGGTCGTCCACCTCAAGCCGCTTTGCAGACCTCCGTCTACGTTGTATGTTTCCACCCTACCATCCATTTTCGCCGTCAGGGTACTAAATTCAAACCCTGTGATTATTTGTTGCGCGATTACCTCGAACTCGTCCCTCACCGCTTGTTCTGCCCCCTCGGGCAACTGCATCCTGGCCATTCTGCAGAGTACGCCTACGATGCTCTGTATCTGTGTCGTCTTCGGCTGATGATCAAAAGCTGCGTAGTCAAACGGTAGTCCAAAGCAGTCCTGTGCTAATAGTAGCATCTCTGCCATCCTCCGACTTTGTTCGGAGCCTGTCTCTTCGGTTGTTGAGCCTGCCCACTCTAGGTAGGCGCCGTTTACTAGTTTATTTACCCAGGCCATTTTTAGATACGTGTACATGTCCCCGGCCACGGCGATACGTAATTTACCC